GTCTCAGTAGCCGTGACGTTTGGGGTGGCTACTATCAGAAGAGCACAGGCTTGATTGTTCGGCATACCAGCAGGTGTTGAAATGTTCCGGGTCATCAAGGTCTACGGCAAACTGGCAAAGCACCTAGGACAGCGGAGTTTCAAGGCTTCGGTGAAGTCGCCGGCTGAGGCAATCCGTTTTCTGCTGGCTAATTTTCCCAGCCTTCGTGGCGTGATGAGTGAAGGCGAATACCAAGTAACTGTTGGCCGGCTTGGTTTGCAGCTTGCAGATGAGCCAATGCAACTGCATTACCCGACCGCACCACAGGAAGCCATCAGGATCGTGCCTGTTGTTGCTGGCGCTGGTAGTGGCGCAGGACAGATTTTGGCTGGTGTTGGTCTAATTGCTGCTGCAATATTATTTGCGCCTGGAGCAGCTCTTGCTGGAGGATTATTTACCTTTGGTGCTCAAGCAGTGCCAATTGTTGCCGGCATTGGCGCCAGCCTTGTTCTTGGTGGCGTTGCCCAACTTCTGACCCCAACTTCAACAATCAGCTCTGGCACCGATAGCGCAACGGATCCCAAGCGTTCGTACTCGTTCAGTGGCGTTCAAAACGTCAGTCGTCAAGGCGTGCCAGTGCCAGTGATTTATGGGGAAGTCTTTGCCGGTAGTGTGATTATTTCTGCAGGCATCAACACCGAGGAGGTTACCAATGCCTAAGGATCTAATTGTCGGCTCCGGCGGCGGTGGCGGTGGCGGCGGCAAAGGCGGCGGTGGTGGTGGTGGCGGTAGCGCCAATGTCACAACTGACAACCTTGATTCAAAGCAAGTTGCAAGAATTATTGACTTGCTTGGTGAAGGTGAAATAGAGGGATTTCCTTCTGCACGTTATTACACACTTGGCACTGCGGAATACAACACCGCAATGCTGAAAGATGTATATCTGAATAACACGCCAATTTTGCGCGAAAGCGCAGATCCGGCAAATGTTCAGCCTGCTGACTATAACTTTGATACAACTGGTTCTGTTTTTGAATTTCGTACTGGCACGCAACTTCAGTCTTACACGCAAAACGTAGGCGATGCAAACCAAAGCACTACGGTTGTCAATACCAAAGTTACAAACAGCACCCCTGTTACTCGGTCAATTACGGATCCAGATGTCAATGCAGTTCGTGTAACTATTGGCACGCCTGCGCTGCAAGTTTTTAAAAATAATGGCGACGTTGAAGGTGGTCGAATTGATTACGAAATTCGCGCTTCTTACAGCGGTGGTCCTTATTCAACAGTCATTACAGACAAAATTGTTGGCCGCACGGCTGATCTTTATCAGCGTATTCACCGTATTGATTTAACTTCGCCACCACCGGTTGACATTCGAGTTGTTCGTATCAGTGCTGACGCTGCACCATCAGGCGGTACAACGGAAAACAGTGATTTGTACTGGTATGACTACACGGAGAAAATTAACGCCAAGACGCGATATCCAAACAGCGCATTGTTTGCGGTCAAGTTAAATGCGGAGCAGTTCAGCAGTATTCCGCAGCGTTCATACCGTGTTCGCGGAATAAAGGTAAAAATACCTAGCAACGCTACTGTTGATGCTGAAAATGGCCGTTTGATCTACGCAGGCACTTGGAACGGCACATTTGGCGCTGCGCAATGGACAACTGATCCCGCTTGGATCCTTTGGGATCTTTTGACCAATAAACGATATGGATTTGGTGATCACATTGATTCGACACAACTTGATAAATGGAGCTTTTTAGCCGCCAGTCAATATTCCGCACAACTTGTACCTGACGGCAAGGGTGGTCAAGAGCCACGCTTTGCTTGCAACGTCATCATTCAGACGCAAGAAGAGGCGTTCAAGCTAATCAACGACCTGTGCTCAGTGTTCCGTGCAATGCCGTTCTGGTCGGCAGGTTCACTGGAAGTCTCACAAGATCGCCCGCAAGATTACTCTTACATCTTCAACCAAACCAACGTCACTGAAGAAGGTTTTACCTACAGCGGCAGCAGCCTCAAAACTCGCCATACCGTTGCTGTGGTGCAGTATTTCGACATGAATCTCCGCGACCTTGCCTACGAGGTCGTTGAAGACAAAACAGGCATTGACAAATTTGGTGTCATCAAAATTGAGATTTCAGCTTTTGGTTGTACCAGTCAAGGACAAGCGCGGCGTGTTGGTGAGTGGCTGCTTTACACCGAACAAAACGAGACTGAGATCGTCAGCTTCAGCACTGACATTGCCGCTGGCATAACCGTGCGCCCTGGCGATCTGATCAAGATCGGTGATCCAGTTCGTGCGGGTGTTGTGCGTTCAGGTCGTTGCACCAGTGGCTCAACCACCACCCGCGTCCGTTTGGATCGCACAGACGTTGACCTGTTCCCCAGCGGTCCGCCCGATAGTTTCACCCTCAATGTATTGCTGCCCAGTGGTCAGCTTGCAATCGTTGCAGGTTCAACACTGGTTGGTAACTCTATTTATCCGGGTGCCACGTTGGCTGAAGCACCTGTGGCTGGTGCGCCTTGGACCATTGGTGATAGCAGAGTTGCCATGTCAACTTGGCGCGTGTTGTCCGTCAAGGAAGACAAAGAAACATTTGCAATTACTGCTGTCGCGTACAACAGCACGAAGTACGACTATATCGAGCGCAATGTCCCTCTCAGTCAACGCGATGTTTCAGACCTGAACGAACCGCCATTGGCACCGACCAACTTGGTTGTCAATGAAGTGCTTTACGAAAGCAACGGTCAGGTGCTGGCCAAACTGATTGTCGGCTGGCGTGCTGCAGAACGTGCTCTGACCTATGAGGTGCGCTACCGTTACAACAACGGCAACTGGGTACGCAGCAACGTTCGTTCTGTTGATTACGAAATCCAGAACAGTGACGTGGGACGCTACGAGATTGAGGTGACTGCCGTTGGTGCGATTAACAGCAAGCGATCCCCTGCTGCCACCAAGACCTATGACGCTATCGGCAAGACGGCACCACCGGAAACCATCCCTGACCTGTTTATTGCCCCAATTGACGAGCACACCGCTGAGTTGTACTGGCCGCAGGCGGTTGATCTTGACGTGAAGATCGGCGGCAAAGTCCGCATCCGCCACACCCCGCTGACCGACGTAACCGCCACATGGGGACGCTCAAACGACATCGTGCCTGCAGTTGCCGGCAGCAGCACTCGCAAGATCGTTCCGTTGCTGGAGGGCACCTACTTCATCCGTGCCGTTGACTCCCTCGGCAACGAATCTGCTGATACAGCCAGCGTGGTGGTTGATCTGCCCGCGCCACAGGATTTGTTCTTGGTGCAGGAATACCGCGAGGAGGACAACAGTCCGCCCTTTAACGGCGCCGCCACTGACATGTACTACAACGAGACCGAGGTCGGTTTGGTGCTCTCAGCGGATAAGTTGATTGATGATATGGCCACTGACAACAACTGGGATGGCTTGGGTCTGATCGACTACATCGGTGGTGCGGTGAGCGAAGGCGAGTACCAGTTTGCCGAAACTCTCGACCTAGGCGCTGTCTACGATTTGGGTCTGCAGCAAATCCTCAAGACACGCTCCTACGAACCTGGCAACACTTGGGATGAGCGCCTGGAGTTGATCGACCTGTGGGACGACATCGACGGCGACGATCTTGGTGCGGCCAACTGCCAACTGTTTGTCCGCACAACATCCGACAACCCATCAGGCACCCCGACTTGGCGCGACTGGCAGCCATTTGTCAACAACAACCACCGTGGTCGCGGCTTCCAGTTCAAGTTGGTGGCCACCAGCAGCAACCCAGCGCAAAACGTGGTGGTGGAAGAGCTGGGCGTCAAGGCTGACTTTGAGCGCCGCACCGAACAGCAGCGCAACCTCAGCAGTGGTGCTGCAGCCTATAGCGTGACCTTCCCGACCGCCTTCTATGGCACACCAAGCGTGGGCATCACGGCGCAGGATATGGCCACCGGCGACTACTTCACCCTTTCCAGTATTAGCCGCACCGGATTCACAGTGACCTTCAGAAACAGTGGAGGTAGCATGGTGAGTAAGACCTTTGACTACCAAGCCGTTGGCCACGGCAGGCAGATCACCTAATGGCACAGGCAACTGATTACAACCTTGCTAACCAGTCCGGTGCAAATTTCCGGGCGGAGCTGAACACGATCCTGGCGGCAATCGTCAGCCAAAACTCTGGCTCTACTGCCCCCACCACCACTTACGCCTATCAGCTCTGGATTGACACCAGCGTCAGTCCTAACCCGCTGCTGAAACTGCGTAATGCGGCCAACAGCGCTTGGATCACCATCGGTGACGTGACCGTCGCCAACTTGGGTCTAGCTGCCCTTTCTGGCGCGACTTTCACCGGCGACATCACACTCAACGCCCAGTCCGACCTGCGTTTTGCGGACTCTGACAGCAGCAACTGGGTGGCACTACAGGCGCCCGCAACGGTTAGCAGCAACGTCACGTGGACGCTGCCTAGTGCTGATGGCACCAGTGGTCAAGCACTGAGCACCAACGCATCTGGCACGCTGAGCTGGGCAAGTTTTGCTGCACTGGCAACAGCGCAGACCT